GAATCAAGCACCCCCGCAAACGTTGCCGCTCCCGCAGCAGACGTAGCGCCAGTGGTAGCACCAGTCGTAGACGCAAATGCTCCAAGCGCACCGAGCGCTGAAGCAGCAGCTGCACCTACCGATGCCCCTGCCGTTTAATTTTGATTTTAAAAAACCGGATTACGTTCAGGTTTTCGAGCGTCGATTAGAAGCACTCAATCGAATACGCGCGAAGCCTGAAAGTCTTCCGGTTTTGTTTCAATACTACAGAGAACACCCGGCGCAATTTATAATTGACTGGGGGATGACGGCTGACCCAAGAAATGTGGAGCGTAAGCTCCCCACTCTTTTGCCGTTCCTATTGTTCCCAAGACAAGAGGAATGGATTCACTGGCTGCTTGAACGTTGGAAAAATCAAGAGCCAGGCTTAACCGATAAATCACGTGAAATGGGCCTTTCATGGCTCACGATTGCACTCGCTTGCACGTTGTGTATTTTCAACGACGGCATGGTGATTGGCTTCGGTTCACGCAAAGAGGAGTACGTCGACAAGCTCGGCGATCCTAAATCCCTATTTTTCAAAGCACGTCAGTTCATATCGCTTCTACCCGAAGAGTTTCGGCCCGGTTGGGTGCAAAAGAAGAACGCGCCGCACATGCGCGTAGAGCTTCCGCATTCTAACTCTGTGATCACAGGAGAAGCCGGCGATGGTATTGGGCGTGGCGCACGTGCATCTATTTATTTTGTGGACGAAGCAGCATGGCTTCCGCGTCCTGAAGCGGTTGAAATGTCGTTATCGCAAACCACTAATTGTCGTATTGACATTTCAACGCCGTGGGGACGGAACAACCCGTTTGGTCGTAAACGATTCGCGGGGAAGATTAGTGTGTTCAGTTTCCACTGGCGCGATGACCCACGTAAAGACCAGGCATGGTACGACAAGAAAGTTAAAGATATCGACGACCCGATTGTAATTGCGCAAGAACTCGACCTTGATTATGAAGCGTCTGTGGAAGGCGTGCTTATACCTTCTGCGTGGGTGCAAGCCTCGATAAACGCGCACGAGAAACTTGGTATCAAGCCAACCGGTGAAAAGCGTATTGGTTTTGACGTAGCCGATGAGGGCAAGGATAAAAACGCGCTTGCGTGCCGTCATGGCGTGCTGCTCGAATATCTCGAAGAGTGGTCGGGCGAAGGGTCTGATATTTTCAAGAGCGTGCAGAAAGTATTCCGCACGGCGGATTTATTCAGTTACCAAACAGTGCATTTTGATGCGGACGGCCTAGGCGCGGGTGTTCGTGGCGACGCTACGAATTTAAATGTCGGACGTAAACATAAAGTTAACTTCGAGCCATTTCGTGGTTCGGGTGAAGTGTTCGATCAAGAGGGCGACCCATTCAAACTTGGGGCTACACCTCGAAATTTAGAACAGCGTCGTACTAACGGCGATTTTTTCGGCAATGCTAAAGCCCAAGCGTGGTGGCAGTTGCGTTTACGCTTCCAGGCCACGTATCGCGCAGTGGTAGAGGGAATCGGTTATACTCCGGAGGATATTATTTCGATTTCTGACAAGATAACAAATTTAACGAAATTGACGACGGAGTTGTCACAGCCTACATTTTCAGAGAATACTGTAGGTAAGATTTTAATCGATAAGAAGCCTGAAGGCTCAAGGTCTCCGAATCTTGCCGACGCTGTGATGATAGCGTATGCACAAGTTAAGCGAAAAGCGACGGGATGGTACGATGTTTGATTTCTTCAAGAAAAAGCCTGACGCGCCCGTGGAAGTTAAAGGCCCTTTAACTGAAAACGAACGCGTCAGTTTATTTCAAATGTTGATGAGCAAAGACCATAGTAAGACGTTAACCATTAGTGAAATACTCCAGCACCACATTCAGCGTACCGCGGATAAAGATATTCGTATACCGGAAGGCCAAGTGTTTGATGGCATTTCGCTTGATGGTCTTACCGCCGCCTCTATGCAAAACACAGTTCCCAATACACTACTGTCTTGGTACTCCGCACAATCATTCATTGGTATTCAATTACCAGGCATCCTCGCTCAGCATTGGTTAATTTATAAATGCTGCAATATGCCGGCGCGCGATGCTATTCGAAACGGTTATGAAATTACCGTTAACGATGGCACCGAAATTGACCCTAAAGTTTTAGATGCGATGCGTAAAGCTGATTTACGTTATCGCATGAACAAACAAATGGAAGAATTTGTGACCATGGGTCGCGTGTTCGGTATCCGCGTGGCGATGTTTAAAATTGAATTTGCGACGCAAGAAGAAGAGTTCGCATTTTACGAAGCCCCATTCAATATCGATGGAATTAAACCGGGTTCGTATAAAGGAATCGTCCAAGTCGACCCGTATTGGATAACACCTGAACTTGATATGGAAGCCGGGTCAGATCCAGCAAGTTTATATTTCTACGAGCCAACGTGGTGGCGTGTGAATTCACGTCGAATACACCGGACGCATTTAATCACATTCATAAATGGGTTCTTGATGGATACTTTGAAGCCCACGTATTTATACGGTGGCGTTCCTGTTCCGCAACGAATTTATGAGCGCGTATATTGTGCAGAACGCACAGCGAACGAAGCACCGCAGCTCGCGCTTACGAAACGTACGATGGTGCAGAAAGTAGACACAGCACAAGCGATTGCCAACCCGCAGGCATTTCAACAGCGCGCAGAACTAGCGGCGCTTTATCAAACGAATTACAGCACTAAATTTATTGGCCTCGAAGAAGAAGTGCAGCACTTTGATACGACGCTTTCTGATTTAGATGCGCTCATCATGACGCAATACCAAATTGTTGCAGCGGCGGCAGGCGTGCCTGCGACCAAGTTGCTCGGAACGACGCCCAAAGGTTTCAATTCGACTGGTGAACACGAAGAGAATTCGTACCACGAAGAACTCGAGAGTCTACAAAATTCAGACCTAACCGAATTACTTGAACGCCATCACATGATTTTAATTCGTTCGGAAATTTGTCCCAAATTCGGGATTGCCCCATTTGTGACTACCGTCACTTGGAACAAAACCGAAACGATTAACGACTTGGAGATGGGCGCGCTTAACAAACTTAAATCCGAGACTGATTTATTTTTATTGCAGTCGGGTGCTATTAATGCTCACGACGTGCGTCAAAGAATTATTAATGACCCGCACAGCGGATATAATGGCATCCTCAATTTAGAAGAAGAACCTGCGATTGGTGGGGGTGACCCTGAGTCAGACCCTTTAGCTGACCCGGAAACCGCACCCGAACTTGAAAAAGACGTGCAACATGATCCGTCGTATTAAGCTTACGCCCGAAAAAGCTGAATGGGTCGGTAATCGAACGGTAACTCTCAACGGGTTACCGTTAATGCCTAATCTCAGCGATGAGATGTCATATCGTCGCGATATCGAAAAGATGGTCAGGCAAATGACCGAAACCACGCAGCGTGAAGTTAGAAATCTTTTCAAAAGGCATGGAACCATGGACGCCGAAGGCGATCAAATAGACCGCTCAATCACCACTCGCTCAAAATTGCTCTTAAGCACTTTATCGAAGCGTTTTTTGCAACTTTTTCGCAAAAATGCCTCCGATATTGTCAATAAGATGATAAATAACACCCTAAAGACCAATGCAACGACACTTCGGGGCAGCCTGCAAAAACTCAGCGGAGGTTTGCAATTAAGCACTTCTGCAGTGCCAAAAGGGCTGGAAGTAGTCACACAGGCCATGATTGCGGAGAATGTTTCGCTTATTCGCTCAATACCTGAAAAGTATTTCACTGAGGTTACCGGTTCGGTGATGCGTTCGATTACAACGGGTACCACAGCGCAGCTCTCCAAAGATTTACAGAAGTACGATGGTGTGACTAAACGTCGCGCGCAGAATATCGCTATCGACCAAACACGCAAAGCGTATAACGTTATTGGCACAGAGCGTATGAAAGCTGCGGGCATCCGAAAATTCAAATGGGTTCACAGTGCGGGCGCTCAAGTTCCCCGTCACAGCCATTTACATATTTTGAACGGCAAAGTGTTTAGCTTTGAAGATATCGAAGGGCAACAAGCAGCGCTGGGTGTGCCCCCCGAAGACCGTGGTATGCCGGGTATGCCAATTCGTTGCGGCTGTATTTATGTTCCAGTGATTGAGTATGAAGACGGCAAAGAAATATGATAAGGTTATGTTATCGACATGTCTCGTCCACGTGTCGATACTTTAAGGATATTTAAACATGCCGCTAATTCACGGAAAGAGTGACAAAGCTCGGTCATCTAATATCGCTGAATTAATTTCTGCGGGTCATAAGCCATCGCAGGCAGCGGCTATTGCGTACAAAGAACAACGCGAAGCAAAAGACACCGAAACGAAGCGTGTCCCTGACCACAATAATTGGTTCGAGATTAAAGATAATCCTATCTCTAAAGAGGGAATCTTTCCTTATACAGGGGCACAGATTGATCCGGACGGAATAAGTTTAGACGCGAATAAAGTTTACCAAGTCTATCGTCCCGCTGAAGAATTGAACGATAAGAGCACTATCAATTCATTCAAACTACTTCCTTGGGTCGATGAACATGCTATGTTAGGATCTGAAGAAGACGGACTTTTACCCGCAGAACGCAAGGGCGTGCACGGCGTAATTGGTGAAGATGTCTATTTTGATGATGGCTATCTGAAAGGAAATCTCAAAGTATTTTCTGAAAAGATGGCTAAACTGATAGAATCTGGAAAAAAAGAATTATCAATCGGCTATTGTTGTGAGTATGTTCTAGAGCCTGGAACATGGAACGGGCAGCACTATGACGCAGTACAACGCAATTTGAGAGGTAATCATCTAGCCTTAGTAGATGAAGGCAGGTCGGGGCCGGACGTCGCCGTACTCGATCACAAGTTTATAGTTGCTTTAGATGGGAAAATCTTAAAAATGTCAAAGTCAAAAGATGAAATGCCTGAAATGAATAACGAACAGCCAGAATACACTTTAGACATGCTCGGCAAAGATATGAAAGCCATGCATGACAGCTTAGGTATGCTCGCAAACCATATCATGAAAGGCACAAAAGATGCCGAATTGGCTATGGGGCCTGATGACGATACTAAGCGTAATGCTGGTGGCGTGATCGACGAAGCCGAAGAAGAAAAAGAAGAAAAGAAAGAAGCCAAAGACGAAGATATGGATCGTCCTAAAGAAGGCGACTTGAGTCGTCCAGGCGTAAAAGACAAAGCGATGGATGCAAAGATTGCAGCCATGGACGCTAAAATTAAAGATTTAGAGAAGGCCGCTGATCCACGTAGATGGATGGCTGAACTAACCGCGCGTGATGAGCTTGTTAAAAAGTTAACACCTTTTGTTGGCGTGTTCGATCACAAAGACATGCTCCCAATTGACGTGGCGAATTATGGTTTAGAAAAATTAGGTCTGAAAGCAGGCAAAGGCAAAGAAGTGGATGTGCTAGACGCATACTTACTTGGTAGAAAACAAGTATACGCGGCGACCGCAGCTGATTCACGTGCGCCTAAGAGCAATCAGGTTGAAGCTTACATCAACGGGGGCAAATAATGAGCGGTTTCCAATCTACAGTATTCTTACAACAGGGTGCGGGCGTTCCAGGGGAAATTTACGCAAATACCCCAAGACGTTCACAAGCCTTCACTCTATTCTCTGATGGTGTGCCTAACGTTTTTGGTTACGCGTTCTCCATTACAAATCAAGGTTTGGCAACTGTTGGTAACCCTTCAGCTACAACCCAGAACGTAACAAGTTTGACTTCTGCCGTTTTGGTTGTGAGTACATCGTACACAGCAACCGCTACCGTAGCAGACACAGCCGGTTACGCCGTTGGTGATTCTGTGACCATTGCTGGCGCAAGTCCGTCACAGTACAACGGTACTTTCACCATTACTGCGGTCACACCGACCTCATTCCAATACGTGATTACATACGGCAGCGCGTTGACTACTCCTGCAACCGGTTCAATTACCTACGCAGGCGTGGCTAATCCTTTCGCAGGTATTTTGGTTAACCCTAAAGGTTCAGCCTCTTTTGGCGGAACGGGTGGCCCATTATCACCAACCCTCACTCTGTTGGATAACCAATTGGGTGAAATTGCGTCAATGGGTACCTTCTTTGTAAGTCTTCCCGCTGCATGCAATATCGGCGATGTGGTGATTTATAATTTGGCGACTGGTGCGTTGGCAACAATCGCCCGTGGCGCTGGCTTAACCAGCGGATATGGTTACGCGAATGCTTACGTCGATTATTTTAATTTATCGGGCGCTGGCATCGGTGTGATCACATTGAACTCAATCACTCCTGCCGTTGTGCAATAAGTAAAGGAATAAATCATGCAACATAGCGTTATTCATTCGGAAATCAGCGGTAGAGACATTACAGCTATCAAAGATTTTGACCCTTCAAATTATCAAGCACTGCGCAAAATCGGGATTAACTTCCCGGCGTCAGTGCTCGATGAGATGCATGCGTCCCATGCAAAACGTCGTTCAGCGATGGACTCATTACAGCCAACTGTGACCACAGCTAGCATCACCACTCCTGTGCAGTTCTTGCAAGAGTGGATGCCTGGTTTGATTCATGTAATCACAGCGGCTCGTAAAATTGACGAAGTGA